CATCGAAACGGTAATTCCGCACAAACAGTCTGGCTACGGTCAGCCGAGCAGCCGTCAGAAACTTACCGCGTCCACCATTCCGTGGCACAGCGCTGCAGCAAACCTCGCGCACGATCTCCATGCGGAAGTCCGCCGCCTGGAAGTCAACCTGAACTCCATGATCACAGGCATCCGTGGCGGCCGACGTGGCGGATCCGACCTGAATACACAGCTCGCGATCCTCGCAATTGTCAATCTCTCCGAAGCGGTTGACGATCAGACCGTTCGTGGAGTTCTCGGGTTCTTCGACCGGTGGGTCCATCGGGCGGAAGCGGTGTTCTCCCCGGACAAAGGCCTGCACCGTGTACCCCGGAAACCCGGTGAAGAAGAACTGCGATGCCCGTGGTGCGAGTACCAGACCATGCGCTGGCAGCCCGCCACGGGAATCATTGTCTGTGTGAATCCGGAATGCCACACTGACGAGGGAATACGTCCTCGGTGGATAGCCGTCTACGAACTCACCGAAAACGAGATGTGCTTCACCTGGCGTCCGATGGACGGGGGAGAGACATGGGCCAGCGCGGCTGGACTGCACAAGGACTGACGCTCGTCGGCGAAGACGAGCGGCTATGGACCGTCGAAGAGGCTGCGAGGCTGCTGGGGCCGCCGTGTCTCAGCACGATCCAGGTACGCCAGCTGATCTCGATGTGGCAGCTGGAGCCGGTAGGAACCAGGCGACCGGACCGGGATGAGCTGCGAGGGCGGCGTCCCCGGGTGTACCGGGCCATCGACTTCATCAAGGCGTACGACACCCTGTCGCGGGCGGCGTAGGAAGTCCTTGCAGCTCCATCAGCTTGTCAGCGCGCGCCTTCGTGTAGCGACTGTAGTAGAAGTCGTGCAGCTCGCGGATCTGCTTCTCTTCCCAGATCTCGTCAGCCCACTCGGCCACGAGCTGCTGGGCTTCGATCCTGTCCCGCCCTCGAAAGCTACCGGCGTAGTCGGCGCCGTATGTATTGGTCACCTTGACCCACGACCTGCGCCGCATCATCTTGGCCATGCGTCAACTCTAGACGTACATACGCCGGTTGGGATCGAGACCGGCAGCCATCGGTGTAGCTGCAGTCGGGCTGGGATCCGGCGCCCCGTCCTTCCGGCACACCAGCGCATCAGGGTCATACGACGGGGCCTGCCAGCTGTAGCCGTCCGGGCACGACTGCCCGTCTTTGCCGTCCTGTCCGTCCCTGCCGTCCGCGCCAGCGGGACCCTCTGGTCCAGCCGGTCCGGGATCGCCCTGCGGTCCGGCAGGGCCAGCGGGACCGGCAGGGCCCTGAACGCCGTCGCTGCCGTTGGTACCCGGGCTGCCTGCGACCGCGTCGCCCTGCGAGCCGGTGTCGCCTTTGATCCCCTGGAGCCCACGGATGCCCCGCTCGCCTGTGGGCCCTGCCGGTCCTGGAGGCCCTGTGGGGCCCGTGTCGCCCTTCGGCCCGGTGATGGACTGACCGGGCTCCCCACGGCTGCCTGGTGGGCCAGCGACGGGCTTCTCGCCCAGCTGCTGGACCTGACGCGACAGTGCGTCTCGTGCGTCGTTGGAGATCCTCAGATCCCTGGAAAGTCCCTGCACCCAGAGGGCCAGCACGGTGAGTGCCACGATGCCCATGAGGGCGAGGAGACCGAATACCAGGTCTACGCGCCGGTTGCTCCGCGTCTCATCCAAATGCTTTCCGCTCATGTACCGGCCCCTCGCGCGCTCAGGTACAACGTCAGGAAAAGCATAAGGATGGGCGCGATGATGGCTGTGAAGATCAGACGGCGATCAGCGGCCCGCCGGTCGGCCAGCCGCTGTTCGTCTTCTCTTCGTCGCTGCTGTTCCTGGTCTCGCGCTTCCTCGATGGCCTGAATCCTGGCGATGATCTGCCGGGCCATCTCATCGCGCGACTGCTGTTCCAGCTGGTAGCGCTCCATGGAGACCTTCGTGTCGAGGATACGCGTGAGCTGGCGGATGTCTTCTTTGAGATCCTGACGGACATCGTCCAGCCGACGCATCACCTCACCAAGGGTGACTTCGTTCGGCACGAGCGCCTCCGCTCAGCTCAGTCCTCAGGAGTGAGAACCACCGTGTCGGGACGCGGGGTGTGGCTGGCCTTCCAGCCGGACAAGAAGGTGACGACGGGCGGAACGACCAGGACGGCGAGGGCCTGCAGCCACGGGGGCAGCGAGCCCATAAGCTGCGAGTCTCCCTGCGCCCAGTTCAGGAACGCCACGGCGAGGCCGACAAGCAGCGCGGCGCCAGTAGACGCCTTGACCTTCGTTTCGATCGGTGCTGAAGCCACAGCGTGTTTCCCTTCCATCAGGCGTCAGGTACGTCGAGCTTGATCGTGACCTTCTCGATGGCGCTCTCGATGCGGGCGACCAGTGCGTCCGGGTCGAGGGACGTCACGTTGGTGGACAGGCCTACGACGGCCTTCACCAGTTCCGCGATCGTGGCGCCCTGTGCGGCTATGTTGGCGTTGGCCCTGTCGAGGCGCTTGAGGATCTCCGTCTGGACGCTGCTGAGCGTCCACGTCGGATTGGTGGCCGGGGCGCCGGGGACGGCGATCACGCCGTCCAGCGTCAGTACCGCCTTTGCGACCTCATCAGCAGCAGGCATGTCGTCCACCCCGTTCGGGTTCCAGTTGGCAGAGTGAGCAAGCCGTGCGGCCACGGCGTCGCGGAAGGTGTCCATGTCGAACGAGGGATCGATCTTTCGACGCGTCCCCTCCTTGTGGCCGATGACCGAGTTCGCCGACCAGCCATGCGCACGGCAGATCGCCGCCGCCCAGCGCACAGCCGCTTGGTACTGAGCCACCGGGTACGGGTCTTTGCCGTCGCCGAGGTTCTCGATCTCGATGCCGTAGAAATGCGCGTTGCCATCGACCGGCTCGGCCGCGTCGGGCCGGGGATGCTTCGAGGACTCATTCAGGACGGCGGTGAATGCGTTCTGGGCAAAGGTCCCCGCATGATTCGCCCGGCCGTTGGCGATCATCGTCGCCGTTCCGTCCTTGGCGAGATGGGTGTGGCAGAGCGGACCGGGCAGAGCGGACGTTCCACTCCACACGATGTTCTTGCTGTCGCTGCCTGCGGTGTGGTGGATGGTCACGCCGTTCATCGGGCCCCAGGCGCCATGTCCGGCTCTGTTGTGCGTGCGCCACCCAGCGTGCTCAACGACGTGAATTCCTTCGTCTATCAGGACCTTGAGGAAATGATCTGCCGTGAGTGGTGTGGCCATATGATCTCCCGAGGTGTTACTCCTATGCGACGCGCTGAAGGCGCAGCCACGAATCTGTGTAGAGGGTGCAAGCGGTGGCGTTGCTGGCGAATTGCGCCCAGTCCAGGCTGTACGTACCGGCGGTGGTGCCGACGCGGAGCGTCCCTTGAATGGACAGGACGATGGGAACGATTCCTGTCCCGAGCGTTCCGAAAGACCGGGCTGATGTGACGTCATTCGCTTCGACGCGCATCAGATAACCGCGTGCATCCTGCGTATCGCTTTGCAGAGCCGGAACGGATGAAGCACCGATCACAGGTGAGTGACCGGCACCGATGGCTACCCATTCACCGAGGGCGCCCGACGGTGCGGACCAGTCGAGGTTGAGGTCCGCTGCGGTGGGTCCGTCGTATTTGATCCAGCCGTCCATGATGTACACCGCGTTGGCCAAGACATCGAACTGCAGATGTGGATCTGCAGTCGTTACCGTCGTGGCCGAACGCGATGTGTCGGACGTCTTGCGCGCCACCATCGGCTGCATCGAAGAAAGCAGGGAAGCCGTTATTCGCTGCCCGGCAAGAAGCGTGGGATATGCCTCGCTCACGCGGCCTCCTTACAGAGAGATGGCGATGGGATGGGCGAGGCGTACGTCTTCGCCAGCCACTTGCGACTTCACGACGCCGTTGACGGACCGGCTGACGGTGAACGTCTGCGGATTGACTACCTTGAGGTTCTGGTAGCTGATCACCGGGTTGACGTTCGTGTTGGCGGCTGACGAAATGGACCGGATGCCGATGAAGCTGGCGGTCGTGACATCCGAATCGCTCACGGATATCTGCCATTCCGGCGTCTCTGCGTCAGTCGCCAGCCAGGCTTTTGCCTTGAGCGACGTCCCCTGGCTCTTGAACCGGACGCGGTAGTACGTGCCTGCGACGAAAACGTCCGTGAGCGTGTAGGTACCCAGGACAGTTTCGTTCGTGTTGACGCGTTTCCGGAGAGTCAAGATGATGGTGTTCGTCGTCGAGAATTCCAGCCGGGCCATGTAGAGGTTGTCGGAGTCGACGTAGCGCCCGACTGGGCCACCGGCCAGGAATCCACCGGTGGCCAGCGCACTGGCTGTGACATCGACGTAGAAATCGAAGTCCGTGACCGTGCTGTCCGTGAAACTACGGCGGCTCGCATTCGTGGTGGACAGGATGTGCGATCCTGCGCTACTGCCAACCGAGTAATCACCTGCTACACCGCCGCCTGTCGACCAGGCCTGCCCTGTGTCGGCCGTTCCCCATCCGTTCGAAACGGTGCGGCCGAACGTGTCGTTCAGGTACGGCGTGATCCCCGATACGCGCATCACTTCGCCTCCGACACGTATGTCGAAAGGCATGTTGGTGCTGTCTGTGGTCCACAGCCCCGTGTGTGTCCCTGACGGAACGACATCGATCGTCGTAGATCCGGAAGACACCGCTGCGCGCAACTCGGACCCATCGGTGTCGATGATGGCCGAGGAGTTTTCGAAGACGCCTACGCGATACGGACTGGCAGGGGCACAGGTGAATGTGATGCGGTGCTCGAAGTAGGTGATCGTCTCATCGAACCCGAGGATGATCTGGTCGATGTCGTCGGAAGGAAGCCACGCCGGTGGATTCTGAATGACGATCCGGTCGCCTTGCCGCAAACCGAGAACTGCCACTTTGAGGGCCGGGTTCGTGGTGAATGTGGAATGCGCCAGGTTGACCGAGATCTGCGGGAAGCGCGCCTCGTCGACCGTTCCCAAGTGCACGCGCCAGGCAGCCTGACTCAAGGCATCCGAAGAACTTTTCAGGTTGAGCGAGACGTCCTGCCCGTATACGCCAACACCAGCTGGAGGAAGCGCTGTTGAAAGATGCCCCTCCGTCATCGTGTACGTCTGCGAGATCTCGTTGACGGTGACCGTCACCTGGTTCTGGACGTAACGGTCGTCCTCGACCGGCGTAGGTACTTCGGAGAGGTTGTACGCGGCGTAATTCAGGGTGAGTTGAGCGTCCTGGTTGCACAGAGCGTTGCGTGTGCGGTAGCCGAGTCCGAGAACGTTGAGGTTCTCGTACAGCATGCCGCCGTCGGCCAGCTCGGATTCCTGCATGAGGTCCAGGCGGTTCTGTTTGCCCTGGTTACCCATCAGCACGGTGTCGTCCAGGTCGCCGATCGCGTCGAAGCCCATGCCCTCTTCGCTGCACAGGCGCTGGACACGGCGCCCAGCCGTCTCACCGATCGGGTTGAGGTGTAGGCCCAGAATGTCGATGGCGGTGATGGTGCTCTCGACGCTGACATGGCCGATGGCGACGGTCGGCAGTCCCCGCGTTCCGGCGGGGGTGGCGACGCTGCGTGTAGCTGCTCCGAAGGCCACCTTTGTGACACGTGTCAGCTGGGTCAGCGTCGGTGTGTCCGACGCGACGTAGCTGATCATGTTGGACAAGTCGACGATGCGTACGGCGCGGGTGATGCCCGTGCCCGACTCCTGGAACTCGATGGAGACGTACATCTTCTTGCCGCGCACATCGAAGGAGTGATCGAGCAGCGAACCCAAGTTGGTGCCGTCGGAGGCACACTGAACGATCGTCAGGGAGTGCGTCGTCGTGTTGTAGTACAGCTCCCAGAACTGCGTCGACCCGGCCGAGTAGTCGAGCTGGTCGACGGAGCAGATGACCTTGCCGTTGGTCAGGCCGTCCGACGGGATGGACAGCAGGAACCTGACCTGAGTGGCCGTCGGATCGTCGTACTTCGGCACGCCCCCGGTCATGGACGCGTCCGTGAGGTCCACGACGGGATCCGACGCGGGGAACGCGTCGTACGCGGCGAACGTCGGCGTCCCGGAGAACGTCATCGGTGAGCCGGTGATCAGCGCTGACGCGGCTGTGGAGGAGTCGGCGGGGTCTTCGCACGGCCAGTACGCCCGCAGCGAGTCCGATGCCTGACTCGTGAGCGCGGTGCGCAGGACGGAGTACGCCGAGGCAGGTGCCTGAGCGAGACGCCGCAGAACACCAGAGCCCTGGACGTCGGTCCATACGTCGGTGCCGGTGGGGTCCCAGCCCTGTGGCCAGGTGCTGACGTCGCCCCAGAACCGGTAACTCTTGCCACCGAGCCCGTTGGGCACGGAGACGCGGAGAGGCTGGTTACGCCCGATCAATCCGTAGTACACGCCTGTCGGATTGCGGGGGCTGAAACGGCCGTCGCGGTTGTTCAGCAGGAGTCCGCAGGACGACTGCTCGGTCTCCGAGCCCTCGTCCTTGCGCCCGCGCGAGATGGTTACGTTGCCGCTGTCGTCGCGGACCATGACGTACGACGTGATGTCGATCCAGACGCCGTTGATGAACAACTCGACCTGGACGGGGTTTCCATTGCTTGCTTCCCCGGAAGCAGACAACGGCCCGGCAATGCCGCTCATGCGGCGCTGCCAGGCCATTACCCGTGGTGCTATACCCATCTATTACTCCCCGGTGCGCCACCTACTACTCGTCGAAAACACACCAACAAACCATGTTGCTGGCCGATGTGGCGAAGGTGGCTCGAACGCGCAGGAACTTGGACACGGCGACGATCGGACGCTCGTCCGGCATCCATTGGTAGTAGTACGAGAGATCTGTGGCTCCGGCCGTCAGGGGTATTTCCTTGACGTCGAACATCCTGGACGCCGTGGTGGTTCCCTCAGCACTCGCCGAATATCCGGTGAGAGCGGTGCCGCCGACACACAAGGACGCCGGAGCGTTGGGGTCCAGTGGCTGAATACCGGCCGCCACGTGGGCGGTTACGGTGGCGGCAACATCGGTCTGAAGCAATTCCACGACGGACGCCGCTCCAGGCGCCACGTCCAGCGTGAATCCCCAGGAGATCAGCTGAATCTGCCGGGTGCTGGGCGTGGCGACCTGAAGCATTGTCTTGATGGCCGTGCCCGTGGTGACCTTCGCCTGTGCGGCGGTGGTAACCATCGGGCCGTTGAACACCTTAAACCGGTGCAAAACGGACACTCCTTAGCTTGAGCGACGGCCAAGCGTGGCCTGAACATTTCCGCCGCGCGTACGTACGACGCGTCGGCCCGAGTCGAGCCAGAGTTCGTCGATGACCTTGTCGCCGATACGAACCTGAAGAATCATCGGAGAACCGGATCCACCGCCCGTGTACGGAGACACAGCAGGCGACGAGGACTTCGTCACGAGCATCGATCCCCACGCGCTGTCCTTGCTCCGGTTCTTCTTGATGCCGACGGCGAATCCTTCGGCGGTGAAGTGACCGACTTTCTGCATGACCTTCGATGGGCTCTTGATGCCGAGAGCCTTCTTGATGGCCTTCTCCATCGCCAAGGCGATGTTCATCATCGCCTTCTCGATGGACTTCTTCTGCTTTGTGAGACCGGCTACCAAGCCCTCGGCAGCCTTGATTCCAGCGGCGTACATGGCGTCCGCAGCCGTCTTGCCAGCGCTTTTTGCAGAATCATTGATCTGCTTCTGCATTTTGTTCATCGTGGCGATCTCGGACGCGGATGCCGTCATCAGGGTTCCGGCGGTCTCCAGGCCACCGCCTTCGATGCCCGCTTCGGCGATCTGCTGAATGATCGTCGAGGAGACGCCCTTCTTCCTCAGACCGGCCAGAGCGTCGGAGAACGCCTTCGACTTGTCGCGGCTCTCCGTCATCGTGGACATGAGGTCGGCCACGGTGAGGTTCTTGTCGTCGCCGGACTTCCGAGTGATGTTCGTCGCCGACATCACGCCGGACGTGACGGAATCGCGCAGCGCAGCAGAAGCCTGCTTCAGACTGTCGAGCCGCTCCTTGGCCTTATCCAGAGAAGCGTTCACCTTGGTGAGCTTCTTCTCGTAGCCGATCAGCTTCTTACCAGCCGAGTCGAGAGCTTTCAGTAGTTTGCTCTCGGTCGCACCGTGCGCAGCCTTCAGGATGATGCCGCGCCATTTGTTCAGAGAATCGACAAGGCCGCTCAGTGAGTCCTGGATAGCCAGGTCGTGTTCGATCGGGTCCCGTTTGTAACCGGCCATCTTCCCGAAGTGGGAGATGTGGAACGATCCGGTCGCCTCGGTCCGTGCCTGGTGTTCCGCGTCGGCCTGGGCCTTCTTCTTTGCCTTTGCCTTGGCGGCCTTCTGCTTTTTGGTCAGACCGCCCTTTTTGAATCCAGGAAGCTCGTACGTTCCCTGGTTCACGTCCTGCATGAAGGACGGGCCGTACTTGTCGACGGCCGACGCCTGCATGACGAACTCGCCACGGGACAGACGGGCAACCAGACTGTCGGACTTCTTGGTGCCGGGGCCGTCCAGGACGCCACCGGCTATCGACCCGCCACCAGCGAACATCTTGCGCGGAAGGCTGGAAGCCTTACCACCGGAGGCACCGAAATGCGGAGATGCGGTGGAATCCACCTTGCGCATCTGCACGTTGATGTACGACGTTCCCAGAGTCCTGTTGACGAGAGAGCCGACCTGTGACCAGAACGAGCGAGGGTTCGCCGATATGGCAGCCGACTTCGACCTGAGCTTCGCACGGTTGGCCGCCGCGAGCCCTGAGTTGAACTGCCCAGCAGCGACATCGAACAGGCTGGTCTTCTTGCCGAGCTTTTTACCCTCTGCCCTGCCGAACTTGTCGAAGAACGGCGATGCATTGGCGTCGATCGTCGCGCTGGTCGTTCTCCCGTCGTAAGCAGAAAGGTCGTCCTGCGCCTTGCGAAGATCGGCTTCGGCTTTCGCCTTCTCGATCTCCAGCTTGGCTTTGCGTTCCTTGGTCAGCTTCGGGTCGTCAAGCTCGTGCTTGATGTAGTCAAGACTCGCCTTGGCCTGCTGAACGTTGAGAACGACTTTGCCGCGCTCAAGGTTCTTGCCCGCCTCCCTGGAGAAGGTATGAGCCTTGTCGCTCAGGCCGTCAAGAGTGTCCTTCCACGAACCAGCGCCAGCATCGAACTTGTCACTGGCTTCCTTGAATTTGGCACCGAAAACCGGGACGTCCTTGAACAGCGCAGCCAGTGCATGGAGCGTGGTACCCGCGCCGTCGATAACGGTCTTGAAGAGCATGACGAACGCGTCGACGAGAATGGGTACAGCCTTCACTCCGCCCTGGACCATCTCGATCATGGCGATACCCATGTGGACGAATGCCAGACGGATGGCTGCCTGGTTCTCCTTGACCCATGCGGCGAAATGTGTCAGGTCGCCGTTGAAACTGCTCATGTCCGTGCCAGCGAAGGTGGCTATCAGGGCCTCGGCGAGCGACCCGCCGATGATCTTGATGAGATCCTTGGCGACAGAAAGACCGATGCCCATGTACTCGTTCATCGCCTTGAAAGAGTCCACGGCGATTTTCTTGAACGGGGTGAGCATGAGCGATATGCCTTGGAACCCGGCTTTCAGGCCGTCGAAAAGCGGCTGCGCCTTGTTCAGGACTCCGGAGAAAGCGATACCGATGGCGTCGAGCAGCTTCCCCATGACGGACAGCAGCTTGCCGAGGAGCGGACCGAACGCCTTCATGAAGGCGCCGGTGATGTTGCCCAGGGCGGGGAGGAGTCCACGGTTGATCGCGTCGGCGAGCCCGTTGAGGAAGTCGGACGATCCGCCTATTCCCTGCTCAAGGTTCTTGAACATGCCGGGCAGACCGGTGTCCAGGAATCCGCCGAGAAGGTTCTGCCATGCGTCGAGAGCGGGCTTCGACTTGGTGCCGAACTCGAAGAACTTGATCGTGAAGGTACCGAAGGACTTGGCGAAGTCCATCAGCCAGGAGGTACCCATCTTGACGTTCGTGAGGAACGGCCCCATGAAGTCCTTGGAGGCGATGCCCCGGGCCATCTTCCCGAAGAGCTCACCGAATGTGTCACCGGCGACCTTCATGACGGGGTTCAGGGCCTTTACGGCCTTCTTGACATCACCGAAAGCCTTCGACATCTGCGGGAGAACAGCTTTGCGGGCGGTCGCCTGAAGGTTCCGGAATTCCTGGGTGACCGGCTTGAGCGACTTGAGGAATTCCTTCTCGTCCTTGGTCAGGAACTTGGTCGGCTTGTGCAGGCCAGCGAAGGCGAGAGCTGCGACGCCAGCCACAGCGCCGATACCGGCAATCATGGGGGCGAGGGCGCCGATGGTCGGCAAAAGACCGGCACCGAGTACAACAGCCGTACCGATGAACCGCTGACGCAGGTTGGCGAACATACCGCCCATGACCTTGCCGTTACCGGTGACGTGGTTGGCCGTGTTGCCGACCCTGTTCAGGTCGCGGGTGAACGTGTTGATGTAACGCGTGTTGCCGTGGACCGTACGGCCGGTTGTGTTAACGGATCTGACGAGTCCGTTGACACTGCGTACGGTCGTATTGACGGTGTTGTTGTGCCGTCGAAGACGGTTGGTGTTTCCGTCGAGTCCCCGCCCGAGAAAAGCCATCTGGTGACGAAGACTGCTGATTTCTCCATCGAGAGCACGGTATCGGTCGTGGGTGATTTCACCGGAGCGTGCCGCGTTCAGCGCACTGCGGCTCATCGCGTCCAGGCTGCCCCGGAGATGTGTCAGCTCGCGCCGTGACATGGAGCCGGTGCGCTGGAGCGTCTTGAAGCGCTCACCCAGGGTGTTGATGTCATCACCCAGGCGCTGCGAGTGCATACCGGCGCTCTCACCGTCACGGGAAACTCCGCGAAGGTTACGGCGCATACGGTCGAGCTGGTGGTCGAGCCGGTTGAAATCTCCCCGGGTCATGTCCCGTACACGGACTGTCAGTGTGATGTCATCAGCCATCACATACCGCCTTCCGTGTTGCCCAGATCCTCGATAGCGAGAAGCTGAAGAAATTCAACCGGCTCGTCGAACAGCTGACTCGGGAGAACATGAAACTGGCGACACAAGCCGAGGAGAAATTCGGCGCGCGACAATTCTTCAGGCTTTACAACAAGCTCTCCGTCGGAATCGAAGCCACCAGGGTGGGCTCGCCAGCGAGTGACTTTTTTTCGGTGCTCGCAGGGGCCTTCGCCATGGCGTCCGTCCAGGCGTCGATGATGTACATGTTCATCGCCAGGTCGTTGGACACGACGCCTTCGAAGGTGGCGGGGACGAATTCTCCGCTGTCCTCTTCCTGGAGGTTCCAGGCCACAAGGTGCTTGGCGAAGAGCTTGAGCAGCTTCTCCGTCTCGTTTCCCTCGTCACTCGTGGAACCGCTCAGTGCGACGATTTCGAGGTACTCGCCCGTGGTGAGTCCACGGACGCGTACCTCCAGACCCTCGTACTCGGTCTCCTCGAACACCAGGCGGTAGATCTTGCGCTTGCGCTGGAATGCCATGTTTCCTCCCCGGAATAGGGCATGAAAAAAGCCCACCGCATCTGCGATGGACTGCCGAAGTTCAGGCCTGATGAAGTGTCAGGACCAGGTGGGAATTGCGCCGTCCGCGAGGCTTCCCGGCACTCCCCACGTAAGCTCGCCGGAATCGGCGCGCGTGAGCGGGTAGTCGGTGAGAAGGCACTCGTTGGCCAGGGTCTGACCCGACACGTTGATCGAGATGGTGCGGTTCACGCTCGTCGAAGGAATCGTCTTGAAGACGGCGTGCGAGAGGTTTGCGGCGTCGTTGAAAACGCCGTTCATGGTGATCGAGAAATCGGCGAGCAGGAGCAGACGCTCCATGGCGGACTTGTCGATACCGGTGACGTCCTGAGTCGCTCGTGGGGTCGAGAACTCAAGGTTCGTGATGTCGTTGCGGATGTCCCGAGCGGTGCCACCACTGTCGTCTACCGACAGGGTGGTCCATGCCAATCCTGACTCCTTGGCGATGACTACTGCCCTCCTTGATGAAAGAGCGGTGACTCCGCCCTGTGCCGGTTATGGCGAAGGCCCGCCGCATTGCGCGGCGGGCCTTCGAGTTATGTGTGCAGTGGTGGGTCAGCCACGTTCCTGCGTCGCGCGGATCCGGTCGAGGTTCTCGCCGAACTCTTCGAGCCAGTGTTCGGACCGAGTGTACTGGCGGAAGTTCCCCGTCGGATTCCCTCGGAAGTCGCCGTCGCGGGCGATGAAGATCTCCTGCTTGTCGAGGGGGAGGGAATGCTGGCTGACGCGGAAGCAGGGCTGCCCGGCTTCGTACACCAGCCAGTTCTCGCCTTCTGCGACATGCAGTTCGGTGAACTTACGGCCCGAGGTCTTGGCGCTGTGCAGCATCTGCGGGTCGAGGCCTTCGACGCGTACGCGCCAGCCGTTCACGTAATCCCGGCAAAGGGTCTCTTCACATGTCGCCGGTCGCCGGTGCGATGAACGCGGCGCGAGGATCTGAAAGGTTCGGTATGCCTGAGCCGGACCACTGGGAGTAATACGGTTAATCGGACGCATGAATTCCTCCCCGGATGCGTACGTCAGAAGACCGTCGATGTGATGTTGTGGCAGAAGTTCACGCTGAATACGGCGTTCGTGAAGGTGCCGGTAGTCACGAGACGTACGTACCGCTTGATCTCGATGGCGGCGGTAGCGATACGTTCGACGGTCGGTGCACTGGAGACAGTGGTGAAACTGGCTCCAGTAATGTCCGCGTAGGCGTCAGTTCCGCCGTTGTCGTGGGAGTGCTGCGCCTTGATGGTCACCGATGTCCCGGTGAAGCTGAAGACCTGGAGATACAGCTGCGCGCCGAAGGTGGTGTGCGAGCTGACGAACGCAGTTCCCTGAAGCGTCCACGTGCGGGGGGTGGCGTCAGTGACCGTTCCGGATGCCGCCGAGGCAATGGGAGCCGCTACCGACGTGCCGCCGATTCCGGAAAGGACGCTTCCCTGGAAGAACTTTCCGGCGAACTGGTTGGTCGTACCGCCCGTGGCCGACCCGATTTCCAGAACGGCAGTCGAAGCGAAGATGGACGTGGTGCCTGCGGTAGTGACCGTCGCGCCGAGCTGGGTCCAGGTGGAGCCGTCTTCGCTGGTGTAGAAGGTCATGACGTGGTTTCCGGCACCGTCATCGACGTCCATGGTGGCGCGAATCCAGTGGGTGGATCCGTCGGTGAATCCCGTGGCTACGGTGGAGGCGGTGGACAGGGCGGCGGTGCCGTCATTGGACCAGCGCAGATTGAGAACACCCGTGGTGTCGATGGTCAGCGCGTACGACCGCTGGTTACCCGTCGTGGTGTATTTGGAGATGATGTAGTCTTCGGCGGCCGGAGTCCAGTCGTCGGCCGCTATGCGAGCCCGGATATCGATATCGCCGACAATGTCCAGGGACGCGGCGTCCGGGGTGGAAACGTAGTTCCCGGCCGTGCCCGGAAGATAGACGAAGTCCTCACCGGTGTACCCGAACTCGACTCCTGTGCCGTTGGTGGCCGTGGTGTCGGTTCGCTGTCCGGCCGTGAGCTGCTTTCCCCACTCCAGGCCGAAGCCATTTCCTTCCACACGCACGGCAGCGGTGAGCTTTCCGTCATTGTCGCGTGTCAGGTCGTAGTTCAGCTGCTTGCCCACCAGGGAAGCTGCGGGGTTGCCGAGGGTAGTGCCACGGCAGTAGGTGAGAATGCGGTCGGTGGTGGGAAGCGAGGACAGCACGGGGTGTGCGTGACTAGCGGCATCGTTGAAGTATGAGGTCCACTCAACATGCCCGTCGCGTGTGCCGCCGATGCGCTCGAAGGCGCTCTTGTTGATACCGGTGACATCGATCAGGGCGATGCTGCCGCTGATCTCTCCGAGCGAATTCGTATCTCCGGAGAGGTCGTAGCCGCCTACGAAAAAGTTGTCCCCGAGGCCGCTTTGTTTTGCCACGTGTTCTTCCCTCCTCGGGGCATGAAGAAGGCCCGCGCATCAGCACGGGCCACTGGGTCTTACGGAGCTTGCGTCCACAGGTCATCCACGATCATCGGTACGTTGATCGAGAAGACCCGGAACTCCTTGCCGTCCATGTTGATGAATCCGGTACGAGCATCCAGGCCTGGGCCGTATGCACCGAAAAGGTCAACATGCCTGATCAGGCCGCCGAGCGTGAAGTCGTTCATGTACGCCCGCATCAGAGCATCGAGAGCAGTCGTCAGATCGGTGTCAATGTCGTCGTACGGCTCCGTCATGGTTCCCGCGTAAAGCCGTACCTCGACCTGAAGACGCACCGACGTATTGGAAAGGCCGGATGTCTTGACCGGGCTGACGCGCTCGACCCAGATGGCAGCGGTTACTTCCTCGGGCGGCGACTGCTTCGACTCGTGCTCGTTGACCATGGAGAAATAACCAGTACTCAGAGCGTGCGAAGCGAGAGCGTCGATAATTCCGTTGATGTCCAGGGCCACGACAGCTCCTTAAATGAGCATTCCCCGGGCCCTGTACGACCGCAGGATGCGGCGAGCGATATTGCGGCGCTCATGCTTCATGTGGATCTCGGTGTACCGGAACGTCCAGTAGCCCTTGAACCGGGTGACGGGGTTCCGGGATCCGGTGCCCTCCAGCCAGTGGCCGTAGATGACGCCGTTGTCATGCAGTTCGTAGCGAGCCGCTCCGAGGCGTCGTGTGTTGATCCGCGTCGTGTAGTACGGAGTCTGATGCCTCAGTTTCTCGTCGAAGCGGTGAAGAGCAACATCTTCAGCCTTCTCGGCGATCTCTTTGGCGACGTCATCCGAGTAGCGGCGGGCGTATTCCGTCATGCGACCACTGCTGATGGGTCCCTGCACGCGTGAGTTGAAACTCCAGGTACGGGAAACAGAAGCCATGACACCACCTCAGATGGTTCGCGTGCGGGCTTTGCGTCCGTACTGCTGGTATTGCATTTCCCGCTGATTGACGAGAGCTTCGATCGTGGCGGCGCGCTTTGCGGTACCACCGAAGTTGGACGAGGCGGACATGGTGCGGAACCATCCGGTCTGCTCCTGCATGAGAACGTTGATCGCTTCTCCCAGGTTCAGAACGCGTATGCCTGCGGGGGGATCCCAGCGATATACGGTGGCTCCGGTGAGATGTGCAGCTGCTGTCGTCCCGAACGCTCCGCGAATCACTGTCAGGGTTCGTGGAGCGTAGATGTCTGCCCCAACGGTGTGAGCGGCGAGAACTGATCCGTCATAGGCGCGAAGAACTGTGAGGTTGTTCCCGGTGATATCGAGGATCAGCATGCGCTCGGAGTCGATGGTGATGACCTCATCGACGGCAAACTGTGTTCCGTCGGCAACGGGGATCGTTACTTCGGCCTTGTTCGTCGTCAGTCCGGATCCTGCGAGGTTCTGCCCTGTATCCAGGGAGACTCGGCTGGAAACGATGACGCGCTCCGAATCAATGCGAAGGACCGACCCGACGCCTACCTCGGCGGATACGTTCGCGGATACATCGATGCCCGTCTCTGTGGTGTCCAGGGCTTCCACCGTGGTGCCGACGGTGTACTCGTCGTTGGTGTATCCCCACAACCCGGTGATGCCGATCGCCTGCTGATACGTCGATCCGCTGCTGAGCGCTGACGACGTACCGATGTTGATTTCCAGGCGGTTGTACGGAGGACCGACCCGGTTGGGCTCAAGGTTGTAGTTCGTCGAAGGCACGACCACGCCACCGGATGTCACTGCTGTCGCGGAGATGAGTTCCGCGTCGTCCAGCCACAGCCGCCAGGGAACGGCGCCCTGGGAGTTCGGCCAGTCGAAGTACTTGGTCGCGATGCGCGGGTAGAAGATGCGGTGGCAGTTTCCGTCCACGACGCGCGCCCCGGACTCCAGCGCCCGGTCGATGTTGTTGTTGTTCCTGGCTGTCTCGCCTATCTCCAGAGCGCGCTTGAGCATTTCACGGGTGGCGTATACGCCCGACGTAATCGTCATTTACGCCTCCGCCAGGAGGCCATCCGCCGAGTTGATCGCAACGGACGACCTCCCTATTCGCGTCTGCGGGCAGTTGGTAGTAGGACGTGGCCTACGGTGTTTCGGTGTCCTCGGCAGGAGCAGCCGACTCGCGCAGCCGGTCGGCGAGTTGATTCTTGGTGCCGTACGCCGCAATGCCTCGGTCGGAGGCCAGGCTGCGCAGTTCGGCCAGGGTCATCCCGGCGTACGGGTCCCCGTCGTCCCCGGTATCCGCTTCGGCTACTTCCTGAGGAGTCTCGTCCTGGACGTCGTCCAAAGTGGGCTGCTCGTCCTCGGGAGTTGGACGCCCCTGGTCGGCCTCGGCTCCGACCAGGGGCTTGCTCGCATCGGCAGCCGGGGAGACGTCTGCATCGGCGCGAGCGTTCGTGGCACCGCCATGGACGGTGATCTTGGGAGACATCGGCTCCTCCTCGGGAGGCCAGGTGACCGGCACCCGGCTACCACACGAGGTACAGGCCAGTGTCGGAAGTTCGATGAGTCCGGACGTCACGGACTGAAGCCGGACGGTCCAGGGTCCGCGCCCGCAGCCGGGGCAGGAGAGGGTGACAAAGAGAGGGAGCCGCTTGGTTACGGTTCCCTCTTTCTCTACGTAGTCACTGCTGCCACAGTGCGGGCATGCAGCCAGGTCAAGCGCGTACTGCGTGGTGCAGTCGGCACATGTCCGCACGCTCATAGCACTCTCAATTCTTGAAGGTCCGGCGATTGCCTGCCGCCCAGACTGAGCCGTCGAACAGGCAGAACAGTTCACCGTTCGGTCCGGCGCGGAGCGGTTCTCCGCAGTTGAGGCACGCTACGGGGCGGCGTCCGCGTTCCTCGTTGTGCAGCTGTATGCCCTCGCTGACGAGGCTGAGCAGGCTGTACCACGAACCCGTGCTCACGGGAGCGGGTGTGCTGTCCCGTCCCGTTGCGGTCAGTCCACCGAGCGCGGCTGTCGCGGAGCCGGTGACGTGTGACGGCGCCGTCGCAGAGCCGGTGAGACCACCGAGTTGTGCTGACGCGGAGGCGACGACGGTGCGCAGGCCGGTGACACTTCCGGTCAGGGAGCCACCGCTGAAGGTGGCTGTGCCGATGACTTTCGGCGTGCCGTTCGCCGTGGCGGTGAGTGCGCCGAACGCGGCAGTCGCAGTCCCGAGTACCTTCGGTACGCCGGATGCCGTGGCCGTGAGACTTCCGAAGGCGGCGGTGGCGGTACCGGTGACCGACCCGGAGAGCGGAGGGTCGGCTTCGGTGGACACCGCCGTCGAACCGGCAGACAAGTTACGGGCGTTGCCAGAGTGGTCGGTCAGGTCGGTGGAGTCGGTGAGCGGCCAGTCCGCCCACAGGCTCGCAGTGATGACCGGTGTGGCGCTTGCCCATTCGGCCTCGATCTGAACCTGCGTCAGCTCTGTGGTCCAGACGCGGACGTAGGCCAAGCGCCCATTGAACGGCTCCGAGGCGTCAGCCGGTGCACGCCCGCCGAGCGTGATGCCGTCGGGGGTTCCGACACCGACCGTGCCGGAGTCGACCTCGGTCGTGCCGCCCACGGTGTTGACGTAGCTCTTGCCGGTCGTGCCGGAGCAGGAGATCGCGATCTTCCGCCAGGAGCCGACCGCCATGTTCGTCGCGTTGGTGACCGATCCGCCACCGGTGAAGTAGTTCGGGCCGGACAAGCCGTCGGACCCGGTGGCCCACGTAGCGACAGTGCTGCCACCAGACGACGAATGCAGTCGGCCGAACGTAGCGTTCGCATCGGTGTCGACCGACACGTACGCCCACGCGGTGATGGTGAATCCCGAGCCGACAGCGAACATGGTGCCTGCGAACGAGATTCTGTCGCCAGCGGCGTCGAAGCGCGTGGACATGCGGATTCACCTCCGTCCAACGCTGGGATTCCTGGTCAGGCCGCGACGGACAGGCTGAGGGTGAGCGAGCCGGAAGGGATGGTGAACGTGTCACCGGTCACCACCGCGTTCGCCGTGATCGTCCCGGAGCCGCCGAAAGAACCGGCGGACGATGCCGTCCAGAGCGAGAAGTGGGTGAAGTCTTCGGTCCCGGCGACGCTCGTCCACACGAGGTCTGCCGAAGAGGACTTCGAGGCGCTGGATGCGGAGGCCCAAGTCGCCTGCTTGCGGGTCGTTTCGGTCGCCGCGTTCGAGGCGCCCGCAGCACCCGGGTCACCGACGTGCAACTTGACCCAGGAGTAGGTCGTGCCCTGGTTGTCCAAGTGGGTGTTCGCCGCCGCAGTGGAGAATCCAACAGCCATGATCTACTCCGTGAATTACGTTGCCGCGATCAGGCCGCCGCCGCGAGCAGCGCCACGGTGACAGCGGGAATGGGCTACTGCCAAAGGGAATCCCCTCGCGTATAGGGGAGGTGTCAGCTGACTTCCTGCCAGATGTACGTGATGCTCCACACCTGATCGACGTCACCGGCGGCTGTGCCAAAGGCGAATCCCTCCCCAGGGAGAGCCACGAGAGTGGCGTACGCCGGGGATGTGGCAATGGAATTCGAGACGCCGGGACCAGTAGCGATCACAGGTGGGAAAGAAGTAATGAGAGGCCCCGCTGCCGTCGTGGGAACGGTGACCGGATTGCCGACGCGTACCTGAGTGACAGGGTCTGGCCAGTTCGTCTGATGGCGGGCGATAAGTGCACCACTGATGGGAACTCCAGCCACATGACTGGTGATTCGCCAGACAACCATGCTCTTCGGGACGCTCGTCGCGCCCGTCGCATAGGACGACACAGTGGACATGAGAGCGATGTGCGTGACACCGCTGCCTGCCGGATTCATGACCGAGAGGAAGTTGTTCGCAGTGACAACTCCCGGTACATCGCTGATCGTGTACAGGTAATGGGCTCTGTTCGAGATTCCCATAATGATCGCCCGCTGCTTTCTGGGGCGAAGCAGGGGACTGCACGTGGGTGTGTGCAATCCCCTGCGATGCGATGCGTCAGGCTGCCGTGATGGCAGCCCCGTTGTCGATCGGGACGTAGGTCAGGACCCAGGTGATTCCACCGTCGGCACCGGTGGCGGTGACCTGCTCGATGGTTCCCGTGTTCACGACGATCGGCTGCTTGATCGTCGGGACAGCGCCCGGACCCGTGAGAATGGAATCGCCCGTCAGTCCCTGAAAAGAGACCAGGTTCCCGAGAGGGGTGTCGGTCGTGCCGATGTCGGTCGCCGCGCACAAGTCCTTGGTCGTACCCACGGTGGGGTTCGCCTGGAGCTTCACGGTGTTGGCGACGGTGATCGCGGTCGTGACCTCACCGACGATCGAGGTGATCGCGACCTTGCCACCGGTGACGTTGAAGAGCGTCTTGGTCTCGACCACCAGCGGGTCGTACGCCTTGCTGACGCGCACGCCCAAAAGGACGGAACGAACCTGGTCGCCACTGATAATGGTGCTCATGCGTTAGTTCCTCCTTTACGCGTTCGGGTTGGCGAGGTTCTGCGGCTTACGCTGCACCTCAAGGCCGTGGAGGATGTAGAACGCGCAGCCGAGCTTGGTGGCACCGGGCGTCGGAATGTTCACCGAGATCCACTCGTAGTCGTCGGACAGCTGCGTGGCGCTGACCTCGATGACAACGATCTGCGAGTGCTCCGCAGACGTACCGGCACCGCCGGTGTCGCTGATCTCGGAAGCCGCCGTCTGGCTGATCTCGGACCACGTGGTGGCCGCCGTCAGGGACAGCGCGTCCTTGATGTAGTACTTGGTGACGATGTCCAGGTCACGAATGGTGCCGCCAGAGGCTGCGTTCGCTTCCTGGACGTCGACAGCCAGGTCGGATGCGGCGGTACCGATCGACGCGAAGACGACGATGGTGACGCCAGAGCAGTTCTTCAGGTGAACTCGTTCGCCGGTGTTGGCGCCGGTGTTCAGGTTGACCGGGACAATCGCCGGGACAATATCGAATGCCTTGCCCAGAGCGCGTGCTCCAGTAGTCATGCCTTGCCTCCTTCAGGTGTGCCGGGTGCGGCGGGGTGTTAATGCCGCCGCACCCACGGCCCAGGGTTGGGTTTCAATGCGCCCCAGGGCTGTGCGATACCGCTGCGCAGGACGGCATGAAAAAACGCCAGACCGAAATTCGGCTGGCGTCGTCTGTTGCGGCGCGTATTACTAGCGCGTCTGCAGCTGGACGAAAGGCGAAAGGGTGTTGGTGCCCTGGTTGGGCGTGATGGCGGACTGGATCCACGGACGACCGTCGACACGCTCGATGAATCGAACCGTGGTCTGGTCGTTCTGGAAACGGTAGTGCGGGCTCGTGTCCGCCTGGATCGCCTGACGGTCGCCGATCAAGTAGTACGAGAAATCGACGAAGTTGATGTCGCCCGCCGTACCCAGGGAGTTGACCTTTTCGGTGAAGAACACCGGGCGGCCGAGAATGGTCATCGGAGGACCGGCGACACCGTTGTTCAACCAGATCGCGGAGCCGCCGGTACCGACCGAGAGCGCCATGGTGGCCAGCTCGGGGAAGGTGTCGATGTGCGCGACCCACACGGCCGAGTCCAGGGAACTCGGAAGCATGCGGGCGTACATCTTGACGATGTTCTCCCAGACGATGCTCGTCGCCGCCTGGCCGGTCTCCTTGGATACGGTGACCGTGGCCGCCGAGTTCAGGAATCCGAGAGGCTCGCCGACGCCGCTGCCGCTGATGAACGCGAGGTCTTCGAACCAGGCGATTGCCTCGGGGAAGATCTCGGAGATGAACATCTGCAGCGAGATGATCGAGTCGGCGAAAAGCTCGTTCGGGATCTCGGAGTACGCGGTGAGCTTCTTGGCTTCGAGCTTCACGCGGCCGAACGTCGGCGAAGAATCCGTGAGAGACGCGGCCTCTTCGGTCCAGTACGCCGTCACGCCGCCGTAGATGTTCGACGCGTTGGAAGTCGTGTCGATCATCGGGAACGGGACGGTGAGCGTCTCCATGGGAACGACGCGGGCGCGCGAGCGCACCAGCGCCTTTTCCAGAGCGACGCGAAGCAGCTCGGAGCGCAGGTACTCGGGGATCAAGAATCCACCGTCGGCCGGGACATTCGAGCCGAAGGAGTTCTGGATCTCGCGGATCTTGTGCTGAGCGGTGAGCGCCTCAGCGGTGCGGGCACCGTGCCAGATCGCCGACATGAAGTCGTTGATGTGCGGGAACAGATCGTCGAGCTTCGCGCCCGGCGCCAGCGGGTTGTACTGGTCGGCTATACGAGCGTGCTTGGCGCTCGTGGCCGGACGCATGTCGAGGCGCTTGGCGTCGCCCTTGGCATCCTTGGAGCCGTTGTCGGCCAGGTACTTGATCAGGCCTTCCTGGACGCGCGCTTCGATCTGAGCGTCCAGGTCACCGCCCTCGGCCTGAGCCTTGTGGGCGTACGCGGTGATGAATTCCTTGAGCGACTGCCGGTTGGCGACGATGTCCTTGAGCTGGGACGCGTCGTCGAGCATCTCCGCGAGTTCGGTGTCATTGCGCGGAATGACGGGAGTAGTCACAGTGCCTCCTTAAAGGCGTTGAATACGTCGTCCGCGCTGGGCGACGGCGACTCGATGAGGTGGGCGGCGAGCTGGCTCCACTCGTCGTAGGTCTCCACGGATTCCACGGTGTCGCCACCGAGAGGAATTTCTTCCTTGACCGTTTCCTGGACCTCTACAGCAGTTGGTCCCTCAGGGATTACCTGCTGCTCTTCGTCCGTCGAATCCGAAGACTTATCGGATTCGGCAGAGCCGGACACGTCTTCGTGGACGGGGGCCTCTTCCTCGCCGCCGTCGGCGTCGAGGTGCGCTTGTGCTGCGCTGCGCTCGTCATCGGAATGGATGGCCTGGCGAACCGTGTCCCGGATCATGTCCAGGAGCGTGGCTCCCGTGTTTTCCATGCCGAGCCTGACGATGAATTCGCCGGGCTGCAGAGCCGCCACAGTGCTCGCGGTGATCACGCTGCCTGCGGCAAACGGCGCAGGAACGACCGGAGCCGGGGCATTCTCACGCCCTGCGTACTTGTAGGCCGCCAGGTCCCAGGCGGCCTGCATGCGGGCGTAGACGGGAGTCGGGGCCTGCGCTGCAGGATCCTCGGCGTCCTCGCCCTTCTTCGGGATGGCCATGACCTCGTCGGCGAGACCGGCGTCCACGCATTCCTGCGCCGTGTACCAGGTCTCGTCCTTCATGCGGGCGCGCCACTCTTCGGTGGTGCCGCCCGCTGCCGCCGCATAAGCCGCCGCGATGTTGTCGCTCTGCTTGTCCAGCAGATTGCGCATGTACTCCATCTCGGCCGCATTGCCGTAGCAGCCGCCGGACGCGTCGTGAATCATGAACGACGTCTGGGGCATCATCACCAGCTTGTTGCCCGCGAGGGCGATAACGCTGGCGATGGAGGCCGCGAGACCGTCCACATACACGGTGACATTCGCCGGGTGAGAGCGGATCGCATTAGCGATAGCAACACCGTCGAAAACAGAACCACCAGGGCTGTTGATCCGGAGGTTGATGTTCGAAGAGGAAATGCCCTTCAGATCCTGGATGAATTCGTCGGCGTAGACGCCGAACCATCCACCGATCGAGTCGTACACGTAGACGTCGGTGGCATCCGGGTCTGTCGCGTTGTTCTCGATGCGGTACCAGTCGGCAGCGTTTTCAGGCGGCTGCATTCCCGGCGGAGCCGTCGGCGGGCGGCGCTGCGCCACCAGCTCAATCCATGACATTACGGCGCCTCCTCGGGCGGCTTCTTGGGATCCGGCTCTTTGATCGGCTTGACCGGCCTGGTCTCATCCGGCGGCAGATGTGCCGGATGCTGGGGGTTCTCTTGCGTATTGGCCGGGGGAAGAGGTTCCGGACGTTCTTTCATGTCCGGCAAGCCGACGGCCATGAGGATGTCGGCCGGTTCCCACAGGCCGGTGTCCGCGAGGAACTTCGCCGACTGCGCCTTGTTGAAGAGAACGTTCGAGGAGATCTCGTCGTCCTCGGGGACCGGGTTCACGAAGTCGAATTCCAGGCCGACGGCGGATGCGCCGTACATCGGCAGCAGAATCGTGTTGAGAGCTTCCTTCGCACGGAGCAGACGAGGCTTCGTCATCCACCGTGCGAACATGACCTCGCCCGCGTAGGCATTCGCCTTGTTCACATCTTCGGTGGCTCCGGTCATGGCCTTCGGGAAACCGAAAGCCTCCCGGATCGTCTCGCGGCTGGCAGCCCGCATCTCCACGAACTGCATGTCGTCCATGGTGTATTTGCGGTCGACCCAGGTCATGCCGGATTCGAGTATCGCGACCCTGTGAGCGTTGGCGACACCCTTGTGGGTCTCGGCCCACCGTGCCTGGAACTGGTTGAAGTCCTCGTCCGAGATGTTGTTCTCGGACTCGATGATTCCGCCGGGGGTGGCCGAATTCAGGAAGAAGTTCCTGTTGTATTCGGTCGACAGATAAGCGGCGTCCAGATCCCCGAGGATGGCCTGGACGGCGCCGAGTCCCCGGTAGGGGTCCAGCGGGTGCGGGCGGCGCAGGAAGATGACGTCTTCCAGGGCCAGCGGGACGTCTTCACCGGCTGGCCCGTGGTAGATGTACCCGACGAGGAAGTTCTCCGCGTCGGGTATCGGCTCCATGCGGTCGGGCCGTACGAACCACAGTTCCTGTGGAAGGCCGAACTTGTTCCGGTCGATGACCCAGTACTGCTCGCCCGTCAGTTCCTCGTGCTGCTGCGCGCTTTCACGGAACGCGGAGCCGAAGAAGAACGGGTTGGGTCGGCGCCACAGATCGAGCGCCGGGTGCCGGGTGACCTCGACTCGCGGATCCTGCACGCCGGATGTGCCGCTGTCGTAGCGACGGCGGCCGTCCTTCGGGACGCGGTACAGGCGCCACTCGACCTGGCTGTACGCGGTGATGATGCGGTCGGTGATCGCGAAGAGCGTGCCGACCTGGCCCTGCGCCCGCATCTGGGCTTCCATGCCGCCGGTCGCCGTCACGGAGCCGGTCCAGCCGCGCTTCCCTGTACCTCGCGGTACGTAGGGGACAGGTGCCTTGTTCCTGAAGACCGCGCTGAGCAGTGTGCGTGCCATGCGCGCTCCCCTTTGCTATTGAGTTGACACGTGCCAATGAGCGCTGCCGAAGGACCCAGCGGCCGTGCGGCCCGGGGTAGTTGACAGAGCAGGTTGACGCAGTAAGGTTGACGAGCATGACCGCGTGACAGCCGGTCGGTCGTCCCAGCCCACTCCGGCCATATCCACGCGAGTGACACGGGCTGCTCGTGAAAAGGGGCTCCCCTGCGCCGTCCCGGCAGCCCGTGTCCGTCTACTGACCGCCGAAGAACTGCCACTGCAGCAGGGCGAATCCCAGCCCGGCAGTGATGACACCGGCAGGCATGAAGATCAGCCCGACACCCAGGGACACGAGGGCGACGGCAGTAAGGGCGAAGAGCGCCGACATGATTGACCCTGCTGCTCCCTCGGGGAGACGGGGCAGCAGGGTTCGCCGGTTGAGCGTCTTGTCGTTCATGAGCGCCACGGCTTACGCAGCGGAATCAGCGCGGGCGGATCATCGTCCTCGACCTCGTCACCGTCATCGAGCCAGCGGTCCGTGTGCGTCCTGCACAACGGGCTGACCTTTCCTGACGGCGCGTGGACCCACAGAAATTCGGCGATGTGATCGCAGTTCGGCGGCCTCATCCGGTCGGCGTAGATGCACTGTTCGTGATACTGGCCGTCCGGGAGCTGTGCTTCGTCGAATGCGCGCATGCGTGCCATGCGTACGCCTTCGAACACGCGGGCGTGCGCGCTCACGTGGTTCATGTCCATGTCTCCCCTTACAGGAACCGCATCCGAGGTACGGCTCCGGAGTAATACGCGAGAAGCAAGGCGTCCGCGTTGTCAGGAGAGCGCCCGTTCCGCTTGATGATGTCGTCCTTGGACTCCACCTGGATACGGCCCTTGGAGTCGAGGAACCAGCGGGGCCAGAGCAGCTGAGCGCAGGCGGAGTCGGCGTTCTCCATGTGGGACAGATCCCAGAATCCGGCGGCCGAATTCTCGCGGCCGATGTTCCACCACATCTCGGCGCGCAGGTTCACGAACTTCTTCTTGTCGCGCGGATTTGTCGACACGTTCACGCCGATGATCTGCGCGTGGTGCTCGCCGCGCTTGGCAGCGTTGCGCAGCTCGCCGATCACGCCGAAACCCACGCCGATCGAGTCGATCTTCACGGCTGTGGCGCCGGACTGCCGAAGCGCCCTGAGGACCAGCGGGGCGATCTTCTCCGGTCGGTCGGTGCGGATGCGCCACTCGCGACCGGCGACCATGCCACGGCGTTCGCGGATGACGGTCTCGTCCTGGCCACCACCGACGTCCACGCCGAGTTCCACCGGCGAGAGAGCGGCGGGCGTGTACTTGGCCTCCGGGTCGATGCGGCAGGTGGCCACATCGGAGGCACGTACGACGGTGTCGGCCGCGTCGACCGAGAACTCACCCAGCACCTTGCTGCGGTACAGGGCGTTGTCCTCGCCCCAGTCGGCCTTCTTCTCCTCGACCCATACCTCGGAGACAAGGGAAGCGGCCACGTCCTCCGTCACCGGCTCACCGGTGAAGTTGGGGGAGTCGAACGCAGAGATGCCCATCGTGTGCCAGCCGGATCCCGGCTGGCACACCTTGAAAAAGTGCGTCGCCGAGTTATCAGGGTTTCCGATGGCGAGCTGCCTGCAGTCAGGGCCGGTAGCCAGCGCGTCGGCCGCCACCCAGAGCTGCTCCGGGACGCCGCACGCCTCATCGATGACGACGAGGACGAAGCGGTCGTGGATGCCCTGGAAAGAGCTGTCGTCGTGATCGGCAGGCTTACGGCCGAACGCGACGATTTCCTCGTCGATCAGCCACTCGGTTTGATTGACGCGGCCGGGCAGCCCAGCCGCCTTGTGCATGCGGCGTACGTAGCGCCAGAGGATCGCGCGGACCTGCGCCGTGGTAGGCGCGGTGGTCACCACGAAGGCCTGACCCGGCGGGTGGGAGTCCAGCCACCAGGAGATCGTGAGCGCTGCGGTGTGCGACTTGCCGATGCCGTGGCAGGAGTGGACCGCCGTGCGGCGGTGATCCCTCACTGAGGTGAGGATGTCCTTCTGCTTGGACCAGATCGACTGACCCAGACGTTCGGCCACCCACAGCTCGGGGTCCGACATGTACTTCGACTGGCGTTCCGCCGCGTGCTTTCGGTCGGCAGCAGCTTTGAGCTGGTCGCGGACCGTCTTGAGGCGCTTGGTGTCGCCCGTGCGTATGAGCTTCTCGACGAGTGCGGTGAGTGCGTCAACATCAAGACCGCCGAGGTCTGTTGGCGTTGTCATCGCACCTACACGGACTGTGCTGCGTGCACCAGGAACGGGATCACGAACACGGTGAAGGCAGCTGCCAGCAGCCGCGTGCGATCCAGGGGAGGCAGCGGCGGTCCGGCCATGACAGCCAGAGTGCCGAAGACAACTGCCAGGAGATAGCAGATGAGTTCAAGCATGTTCTTCCGCTTTCTGCTAGTCTTCGATCGCTTGCCAGTCGCGCGCCTTTCAAGCCACGTACGGGGAAGACACCGGGTCAACGGCTGCAGATCCGCCCCGCGAACCGGAGGGCTCGTTCTCAGCGAGAGCGAGCCGGACCGTGGAGAGTCGAAGCAGCAGGGCACGGCCATTGCGAAAGCGCGACAGGGAGGCCCCGGGAGACCGGGGCCTTCTTTATCCGTCGGAAAGGAGAAGGCTGAAAATGAAGATCGTCCGTCGTCTCGATCCGCAGGCGCACTGCGGTATGAACAACTCGTGTCCCGCTGCGTTCCTGCTCGACACCGGGGACATAGCTCTCATCGGTACCAAGGCCGGGCTCGATCTGGAAAACAGCGTTCAGGTGGAAGCGGGGATAGGGCCGGAAGAAGCGCTCATCACCGTGCCCCGGGATTTGCTGATCGCTCTGGGCTGGGCACTGCCCGAGCACTAGGCGGCTACATACAGGTGATGGGTGTGAGCCAGTGCATCGGCGGGTCGAACGCCAGAGGCGTCCTCATGAATTCGACGTACGCCTCGTCCGGGTTGTCCGGGTCGACCATGATGCATCCGTCCTCAGCACGCTGGTACTGCTCGTACTGGATCTCCCAGGACCCGTCAGTTCTCTCACTGATCATCACCGTGGAAGCGGCGGGGACACTGCCGGGTGCGACGCCGTTCAGCTTGAGCCAGGCTCGGATCTCCGACTTGCGGAAGTCCAGCATCTTCTTCCAGATCTGATCGTCCGTCACCACCCAGTGGGTGATGTGCTGGGTCGTGGTCACTGCGTGTCCATGGCGGATGGATCGTCGTCCTCGCGGAACGTGGCAGGAAGTACCAAAGCGGAGCGAACCGCGCAGTCTTTGGACTCCAGCAACTTTCGCAGGGCGACGGTCAGTTCGGGGGAGTCTGGAAGAAGTCGCAGCAGCACATCCGCTGTGATGGCGAAGTGGCGTGAGACCTGCTGGAGATGGTCCGGCAGGTGGTGGTAGTCGAAGTAGCCGTGCAGTCGCTGTACTTCAGGGTGGCGCTTGGACACCGGCAACTGATCCGTCATCCGACCCAGCCTCCCGCCGCGTTGATCCGCGTGGTGCGGTCCATCCGCTCGTACTTCTCGTCCGTGGTGTGGCCGTCCCAGCTCTCCAGCAGATCCGTGCGCACGTGGGTGAAGAGGTCCATGTCGCTCTCCGCGATGTGCCAGGTGACCTGACCGGTCGGCAGCGTGATGTACAGCACCGGCCAGCCCGGTGCATCCGGGTCGGCGCGGTACTGAAGGTGCGAGGGATACAGCGTCGCCAGCAGCGCCAGCAGGTGGGCGCGCTCCCGGTAGAGAGCGTCGAGCCAGGCCTCGTTACTCATCGATGCCACCGACCCCGGTGAGTTCGCGCACGGAGTCGTCGGTCGCGTTGATCGCGGCGATGAGCTGTGCGATCTCGCCGCCCAGCTGGTCCGCCTCGACGGACAGCCGCACCTGCGCGTCCAGACCCAGGTACTTCGCCCTGCGCTCCTTGATCTTCAGGATGCGGTCCAGGGCTTCCAGGACGAAACGTTCATCCTGGACGGTCTGGCCCTCGATCATGATCACGCGGCCCTGCTGCACGAGGACGTGCTCACGGCGCAGCGACTTCCACAGGTGGCGTTCCATCTCGTCCAGGGACTGCAGTTCGCCGAGCCGCGTCTCATCCACCGTGAACCGGTAGACCGCCGTCAGCCCGCGCTGCACCGCCTTGGCCGCGCGCCGTGGGTCCGGCTCGCCGGTGAGGGAGTCGGTCAGGGACAGCAGCTGGGCTATCTCTTCGAGATCGTGGCCGACCGCTTTCAGCCGGGCCGCTTCCCGGTCGCGCTTCCAGGAGTGGTAACGGGGGTGGCCTTCGGGCGCCTTGTCCGGGAAGAAGTCGTCGTCGCCCTCGAACGGGGCGGGGAGATTGTCGTCCATGTGCCCCTGCCGAGAGTGAAGAGGGCATGAAAAAAGCCAGCTCCTGGGGAGCTGGCTGAAAAAGGTTGACGCGCTGACAGGATGGCCGGGCAGGGCGTTTGTCAGCGCGTCTGGTTCCAGTATACGGATGTTCTATGTTTTATAAAAAAGACGCGCTGATGTGAGCCAGGTCACAGCACAAAGCGATCGGAGGCCTGCGCGGGCGGGGAGTTTTGCGGAGGCTGTGCGAAAAAATGAAAAATTTTCGGGAGACTACTTCCATCGCGTTGAGGATATGGGTATACCGTCTAGGTGATTGAGCTACATATCGACACTTGTTGACGTCTTACCTATTACTTGATGCTTTGGAGAACACGTGACTACTGAGATGGTTGACCTGGACGGCAATCCGATTCCTGTGGGGTTCGAGGCCCTGCTCAAGCCCGCCGAGGTCGCGCAGCTGATGCGTGTGGACCCCCGCACCGTCGCCAATTGGGCGAAGGAGGGCAAGCTGCGCTGCAGCCGCACGGCCGGTGGTCACCGGCGCTTTCCCGAGGACGCGGTGCGTGCCGCGCTGGCCGGTGACTGGGAGCGGGCCGCTCACGGCAAGCCCACGACCGACCTCATATTCGTCCCGGAGTGACGCAGAAGCTCCCTCGGCTTCTTGATCTTTTCTGCGGACAGGGCGGCGCCGGTTGGGGATACCGCCTCGCGGGGTTCCACGTCACCGGTGTCGACGTAAGGCCGCAGCCACGGCATCCCCGGGAGATGGACTTCGTCCATGGGGATGCGCTGGAGTATCTCTACGCGCATGGACACGAGTACGACGTCATTCATGCCTCTCCGCCGTGCCGCGCCTACACCAAGGCACGGGGTGCGGCAACGGGCCGCTACCGGCATCCCGATCTGGTGAAGGATGTCCGCGCGGCGCTGGGTGCTATCGGCAGGCCCTGGGTCATCGAGAACGTTCCTGGGGCGCCGCTGCGCTGGCCTGTCGAGCTGTGCGGCACGATGTTCGGTCTGCCGATGTACCGCCACCGCCTCTTCGAGTTCCAGGACCCCTGGGTCGCCCACCCGGGCCATCCCGAGCACCGTGCGCGCGTCGCCAAGATGGGACGGCGCCCTGGGAAGGGTGAGTTCTGGTCGATCGCCGGGAACTTCTCCGGAGTGAAGGCGGCAGGTGAGGCGATGGGTATGCCGTGGGCGGATCAGGACGGTCTGCGTCAGGCCGTTCCGCCCGCGTACACGCACTGGATCGGCGTCAACCTGCTGCAGCGCCAACTTGATGATGCCGCGTGATTACGGATACGATTGAATCATGGCAATCACGAAAACTGCTGCCCGCAAGAGCGTGCCGTTGCACGCCAGCGACCTGCAAGAACTCCAGCGTGTGAGGCTCCACGGCAGCGACCAGGCCGTGGCCCTCCACGAACTCACCGGCGTCGAACTGGGGGAGCGGTCCTCCGAGTCCGAAGCTCTGCACGCCATCATCGAGGCCGGTCTCAAGGCCATCGCGGACAAGGCGCTGCAGATCGCCTACGCGCGCGCTGTCGAATTCGACCGGACCGACCCCGAACGACAGCAGTGGAAAAAGGCCATGCGCACCCGTCGTCTGCGCCCCTTCATGAGTGAGGCAGACGCCGCGTGAGCATCATGGTTCCAGCTCAGCGTGCGCATATCTACCGGATCCAGTTCGACCCGGAGATCGCTGTACTCGGCCTCATCGTCTCTGCCGACTGGCTGAACGCCCAGAGCGACGAGTACATGGTCGCCCAGGTGACAGCCAGCGGCGCCGACCAGCGAGGAATGCCGGGATCGGTGCGTCTGACGTCAGGAGATCCTGCCTTCGGGTACATCGTGTGCCGCGACGTCGGGATGGTCGACCATGAAGAGGTGAAGGAAGACCTCGGCGAAGTTTCGATGGAGACCATGAACGAGGTCAGCAACGCACTGAAGCTGGTGCTGAGCCTATGAAGGTTCCCCGGTGAGCGACACAGAGTTCTGCGATCACCTCTGCCAGTGCGAGCACGAGCACCAGGACCACAGCTCCTCCGGAGTCTGCAAGCAGTGCGACTGCGGGTCGTCCACCGGGCACTACCCGAGCGAGTGCTTCTGGGCCCCGGAGCATCACACCGATCCCGCGCCGCTCAGTGCCCGTGCCAAGGTCATCTACTTCCTCGAAGAGCACCCCGCGATCCAGGGCCGCGACATCATGGGCAGGCCGCTGGCCGAGGTGATGGCGGACGATCTCGCCTATGAGCTGTCCCAGACGATCACGCACGAGGCCGAGGTGTGGGGACCACACTCCGGGGTGGGCAGGATCTGCGCCTACAACGCGGAGCTGATCAACCCCTACGTCAAGAAGAAGCCACGGCCGTGCTGCCCCATGCACCACGGGCAGGACTCCGTATGCCGCAGCAACGAATCCAGCGAGGACCACGCATGAGCAATGAGGCCACCGAGGCGCCGGACGCCTGCGACATCGTCGTCATCGACGGGTCCTCCACTCTCGCCGCCGTCATCATCCGGACCGGGGAGAACGGCAAGATCGTTCTGAAGGCGTGGGCCAACGGGATGCGCAAGGACGACGCGGCGTACGTGCTGCGCCACATCGCCCGGATGTGGGACGAAGAGGCCGCTCAGGAAGAGGCCGAGAGCCGCGCGAAGACCGAGACCGCCCCGTG